AGTTTGAATGGTGGGCGTTGATCGACTCCGACCGACATTTCGATAACGCGCACAGCGATCTTCCGATGCAGAAGCAGCACATGAACGAGATCACGAAGCGCAAGGGCGGCGTGATTTCGTGTGGGGATTTCCATGACTGCATGAATGGGCGGTGGGACGTGCGGGCTGACCGCGCGGCCATGCGCGAGGAGTACCAATGCGGCGACTACCTCGACGCCATCGTGCGCGAGGCCGTCAAGTTCTTCTCGCCGTGGCAGGATCGGTTCGTGGTCATCGGGCGCGGCAACCACGAGACAGCCATAGGCAAAAGACATGAGGTTGACCTGACCGAGCGCACTTGCGCCGGGTTGAGCGCAGCAGGGCCAGCCCCGGTCTATTCCGGCGGGTACGGCGGTTGGGTGCTGTTCCGGCTCGTTTCGCGGCATGGCGGAACCTTCTCGTTCAAAATGCGCTATTTCCACGGCAGCGGCGGCGGGGCGATGATGACTCACGGCGTACTTGATACTAGACGCCACGCCAGCCTGTACCCGGATGCTGACCTTGTAGTAACCGGGCATTCGCACCACCATTGGATCGTTCCGATCGCAAGGGAGCGGCTGCGAATGTTCCTAGGCAACGCGGAGGTTGTGCTAGACGAACAAATTCATTGCCGAGTCGGAACGTACAAGGACGAGCATCACGATGGATTCGGCGGCTGGAGCGTGGAGAAGGGACTGCCGCCCAAGGGCAAGGGCGCGGTCTGGATGCGCCTCCACATCGCGGGTACGCAGAAGGAATACCGACTCGCTGCGGAGTTGACCCGTGCAACATGAGGCCAGACTCACGATCAACGGAAGGCGCTGGAGGATCAAGCTCGTGCGGTCGAAAGACCTGCCGAAGGACTGGCTTGGAGACTGCGATCACCCACCAGGACCGCACCCAACCATCCGGGTGCGACGGAACCTGTCGCAGCAGCGACTCGCATCCGTCATCGCACATGAAGTCCTTCACGCCGCTGTACCGGCATTGGATGAAGCGACGGTCCAGGCCGCAGGAGATGCGATAGGCCGGGCATTGTTTGTGCTACAGTTCCGCCGAGTCGGAACATCCAAGCCTCCGACGAAAGGACAACCATGAAGCCAGCCAAAGGCAAGCGATTCGTCAAGGTCGTGAAGAACCCAAAGACCGGGCGCACTAACAGGGTCAGTTACGGGCAGGCCGGCAAGGCCAGGGGCGGCGGCGACCGGATCAAGCCCGGCACCGCCAAGGGCGACGCCTACTGCGCCCGCAGCTGGGGCCAGATGCAACGGAGCCCGGCAGCAGCCAAGAACCCAAACAGCCCGCTGCGGCTCTCGCGCGCCAAGTGGAAGTGCAGCGGCAAGACATCGCGACGCTGATGCCGCGCCACGCGAACCTGCCGTTTCACCTGTACGTCACCGTACCAAACCACCTGCTCGGGCCGGGCATGCCTGGCGGCACCACCAGAGGCATTTGGCACGCTGTCTATTCACGGCCCGGCCAGATGCTGATGACACATGTCCTGCTCGAGAGCGGCGCACACTGGTGCGGCCTACCCATGCACGGATTGCTGGCAACGCAGGATGGTGGGTTCTGGCATGATCGCCATGACCTGGAACCGTGGGCCGGAATGGGTGAACATTTGGAATGTCTCCATCTGCACTATCTCGAAGGACTCGAGGTAGTTACGATCAAGTACGGATGGAAGGGCCGGCACACCGGAATCGTGATCGACTGGGCAGACGGCTTCTCGCGCTACCCGCACGAACACAAGCCGCTCAACCTGCTCGAGATGGACACAGGCCAGTTCGCCCTGCTGCCGAATAACTACGTCACCTACTCGGACAAGCACCTCGTCAACCCGAGCAAGCGTGAAGACTTGAAGAACTACCGACGAGGAGAAACCACCTACTGGGAAGCCTAATGGCAAAGAAGACCAAGAACTCTCTCGTCGGAAACATCAACCGCAGGCGCAAGGCCGGCACCAGCCGATCCAAGTCCAAGTCCACCGTGAGCCCAAAGGCATATGCACAACTCAAGAAGGGATGGAAGTGATGCCGTTCAAGTCCAAGGCACAGCAGCGTTTCATGTACGCGAAACACCCAAAGATCGCCAAGAAATGGGCAAAGAAGACAAGCAGCTTCAAGAGCCTGCCAGCCCGCGCAAAGAAGCGAAAGTAGTCGCCGTCAACGAGCGCGGCGACCGCATAGGCGAAACCCACCACAATGCCACGATCCCGGAAGCAACCGTCCAGCGACTCCGATACCTCCACGAGGAGGAAGGCATCGGATACCGGCGACTCGCCAAGATGTTCAACCTCCGCAGAGACACAGTCATCAAAATCTGCAGATACGAGCGACGTGGGCAAATCGCTCATGCCTGGAGGCGCAAGGCGACCGGGTAGGCCAAGCACGCCGATATCTCGGGACATTATCGAAGGCCTGCTGCGCTGGATTGCAGAGGGCAAGACGCTTCGGGAGTGGTGCAGACAGCCCGGCAATCCGCACTACACAACGGTTTACGATTGGATCAACGCAAATGAGCAACTTATCCTACGCTTCGCGCGCGCGCGCGAGGATGGATACGACGCTATTGCCGAGGAATGCCGCATGCTGGCAGACACGCCGCCGCAGGACCAGGTCGAGGTGCAGTGGCGCCGGCTCCAGATTGACACGCGCCTGAAGCTGCTAGCCAAGTGGAGTCCGAATAAGTACGGCGACAAGGTCGGGATCGACCACGGCGGATCGGTCACGATCAATGTCGTGACGGGACTGCCGGATGACTAGTTTCACGGTGCCTCTTGGATTCACGCCGAGGCCGTGGCAGCTCGAGTGCTACCAGCGCCGCAAGCGGTTCACCGTGCTGGCCCTGCACCGCCGCGCCGGCAAGACTGAACTGGCGCTGGTGCGTTTGCTGCACGCCGCGATCAAGTGCCGGGATCAGATGCCGTTCTTCGTGTACGTCGCGCCGTTCCTGAAACAGGCCAAGACCATCGCCTGGGCACGCCTGAAGCGCAAGGTCGAACCCATGCTTCGGTATGGCGGCGTCGAGATCAACGAGGTGGACCTAGCCGTTACTCTGAAATCCAACGGTGCCACGATCCGCCTGTTTGGTGGCGACAACCCGGACGCACTGCGTGGCGTGCGACTGGATGGCTGCGTCATTGACGAGGTGGCTCAGATCAAGCCCGAAGTCTGGAACGACATCATCCAGCCGGCGCTGTCAGACCGTAAGGGCTGGGCCATGTTCATCGGAACGCCCGCCGGCATCAACCTGTTCAGCGAGTTGTTCTACCGGGCTGGGACGCTGCCTGATTGGTATGCGGCCCGGTACACGGTCAACGACACCGACGCGCTGGACCGCGACGAGGTCGAGCGCCTGCGGCGGGACATGCCAGAGGCGGCATTCGCTCGAGAGTATCTGTGTGACTTCAGCGCAGCCGGGTCGGATCAGCTCATCAGCCTGTCAGATACCGAGACAGCGGCAGGCCGCGAGTACAAGGACAGCGAGGTACTCGAGTTCCCGCTGGTCGTCGGCGTCGATCCGGCCCGGTTCGGCGATGACCGGAGCGTGATCGTGCTGCGGCAAGGGCTGCGCATGGAAGATCCGATCATCTACCAGGGCATGGACAACATGCAGCTGGCCGCAGCCGTTGCCAACGTCATCGAGGACCGCGATCCGGACGCCGTGTTCATCGACTCCGGTGCCGGCGCTGGCGTCATCGACCGCCTGCGGCAGTTGGACTATTTCGTGGTCGAGGTGCCGTTCGGCGGCAAGGCGACCCAGCCAAACCTATTCCTCAACAAGCGCGCCGAAATGTGGTGGGCAGTCAAGGAATGGATCGACAACGGTGGCGAGATCCCGGATGACAACACGCTGAAGGCAGAATTGTCCACGCCCACGTTCTGGTACGACCAGGTCGGTCGCCGCGTTCTCGAGAGCAAGGACGAGATCAAGAAGCGGCTACAGGGCGGTGGTAGCCCGGACATCGCCGACTCGCTGGCATTGACGTTCGCTTATCCGGTCGCCAAGCAATTGCCACGCGAGGTGCGCGAGAAGATCGACCCACGCCCGAAGGACTATGACCCATACGAGGAGGTGTGAGGTGCCCGTAGTGAATATGAACATTTCTAGCGTTTGGAGGTCAGCATGATTCGTTTGGCTACTGCCGATGACGAGGATGCGATCCTTGGCATGGCGAAAGAATTCGTGGCGTTCTCGCCGTATGCGGAATTTGCGGTTACTGAAGATGATGAACTACGGGCGACAATCAAATGGTGCATGAGCAACGCTACGGTATTCGTGGCCGAGAACAATGGCACGCTAATTGGAATGCTGGTCGCAGTCGTTGCGCCGCTTTGGTATGCGCCGCAAGCGTTGGTAGCAAGCGAAATGGCTTGGTGGATCGATACGCGACATCGCCGCAGCACAGCAGCAATTCGATTGGTTCAAGCATTTGAGCAATGGGCACGCGAGAAAGGTGCTACAGCGGTTTGCATGAGCAATCTTGATGTAGAGAATGCCGATGTAGTGTCAGGCATGCTCAAGCGCATGGGTTACAACCGAACAGAACAAACTCACACAAAGAGGATTTGAACATGGCAGCACTATCAACAATTCTCATTGGCGCATTGGCTGGTGCGGCTGCGGCTGGAACCGGCTATTCGGTTTATGCTGGCGAGCAGGGCAAGAAGGCGCAGGAAGATGCCATGCGCAAGCAGGAGGCTGCTCAAGCGCAGGCTGCAAAGCAGGCGCAGGCGCAGACCGAGGCTTCAATGGGTGCTATGCGCGCAGCGAATCGTCGTGCGCCAGACGTTGCCGGCATCATGCAGGCCGCGCAGGAGGCCGGAGGCGGCGGGCCTGCCAGCACCATGCTTACTGGGCCTATGGGCGTCAACCCGCAGGATCTTCAGCTCGGTCGCAGTTCCCTTCTCGGTGGATAATCCATGAGCGAATACCCCGGCGATAACCGCAGTTACAAGAACGCTCCGCAGCGTGATCGGCTGTTTACTCGCTGGGGCCAGCTCAAGTCAGAGCGCGCCTCGTGGTTTGCGCACTGGCAGGAGATCACGTCCTACCTGCTGCCGCGTAATGGGCGATACTTCCGCCAGGACAGGGACAAGGGCTGGCGCCGTCACAACAACATCTACGACAACACCGGCACGCGGTCGCTCCGCACGCTCGGCGCTGGAATGATGGCCGGCGCGACCAGCCCGGCTCGGCAATGGTTCCGGCTGGCGACGCCAGACCCTGAACTGAACTCGTACCAGCCGGTGAAGTTGTGGCTTGACGATGTGACCAGGCGCATGCAGTTGGTGTTCCAGAAGTCGAACACCTACCGATCGCTGCACCAGATTTACGAGGAACTTGGTGCGTTCGGCACGGCGGCCACGATCATCATGCCGGACTTCAACCGGGTCATCCACCACTACCCGCTTACCTGCGGCGAGTATTGCATTTCGACTGACGCGCAGGGCCGCGTCTGCACGCTCTACCGAGAGTTCGAGATGACCGTGTCGCAGATGGTCAAGGAGTTTGGATACGACAACTGCTCAACCGGCGTGCAGAACATGTACGACACCGGCACGCTCGACCAGTGGGTTCCTGTCATCCATGCGATTGAGCCTCGAGCAGACCGGGACATGACCAAGAAGGACAGCAAGAACATGCCGTTCGGCTCGTTCTACTTCGAGGTCGGCGGCGAGGATGGCGTGTTCCTGCGCGAAAGCGGCTTTGAGTATTTCCCGGCTCTGTGTCCGCGCTGGGCTACCGCAGGTGGCGACATCTACGGAAACAGCCCCGGCATGGAGGCGCTCGGCGACGTGAAGCAGCTCCAGCACGAGCAACTTCGCAAGGCGCAGGCCATCGACTACCAGACCAAGCCGCCGCTTCAGGTGCCGACGAGCATGAAGAACCGGGACGTGGAAACGCTGCCAGGCGGCATCTCGTTTGTGGACGGTGCCAGCATGGGCATCAAGACCGCGTTCGAGGTCAACCTGAACCTGCAATACCTGCTGGCCGATATCCAGGATGTGCGCGAGCGTGTCCGTGGATCGTTCTACGCAGACCTATTCCTCATGCTTGCAAATGCACCCTACACCCGCATGACCGCAACCGAGGTCGCCGAGCGACATGAGGAAAAACTCCTGATGCTGGGGCCGGTGCTCGAGCGACTGCACAATGAGCTGCTGGACCCACTGGTTGACATCACGTTCAACCGGATGATTACGAGCGGTGCTGTTCCGCCGCCGCCGCCGGAACTGATGGGCATGGATCTGAACGTGGAGTTCGTGTCCATGCTCGCGCAGGCCCAGCGCGCAATCGGCACAAACGCCGTGGATCGGTTCGTCGGCAACCTCGGCCAGATTGCCACGATGAAGCCAGAGATCCTTGACAAGTTCGACAGTGACCAGTGGGCCGATGTCTACGCTGACATGCTTGGCGTCGATCCGTCCCTGATCGTTGCTGACAAGGACGTGGCTATGGTGCGTCAGGCACGCAATCAGGCGATGGCAGCGAAGGAGCAGGCCGCAGCAATGCAGCAGTCATCGCAGACCGCCAAGAATCTGGCGCAGGCACCGACTGCTGGAGAGCCAAATGCGCTGATGGATGTGATGAACATGTTCAGCGGGTACGGTTCGCCTTCAGCAACGGAGCTTTGAAATGCCATACTTTATGAAAACGCCGGCGGGTCCGTGGCTTTACAACTCAACCACCGGCGATTTCGCTGGTCTGAAGGATCCAGATGGAAGCGAACTGATCTTTGCTCGAGCGCCACATACTGGCGCGTTCTTTGACGTGTCAAACCAGACTGCGCTTGCAAACATTGCTACGCCAATGGAATACGACACGACCGACTTCTCGCATGGCGTTTCTGTTGTTAGCAACAGCCAAATT